AGAATAATGATGACGACAATGCGGCGGCAAAGGATCAAGTTGTTATTAACGAGAAAGCTGAGAAACTTTTAGACTTTATAAATAATATGTAAAAAAAAAAGGAGATTACGAAAATGAACTTAAAAGAACAGTTAAAGGCAAAGAAAGCTGAACTTGCAGCTTTAAAGACACAGATTGAATCAGGTGATGCAGATGCAATTAAGGCTGGAGAAGAGCTTGCAGAAGCAATTAAGTCACTTGAAATCGCTATAGCTGAAGCAGCTAAAGCACATGATTTACTTGCAATGATTGGTGATGAAGAGCCAGCTGCAGAAGATGTAGAAGAAGATGGTATTAAGTCACTCATGGTACAGGCTAAGTCTGTAGACAAGAATGTTAAGGGTTGGTCTATATCTGCTAATGTAAAGGCAGCTACAGATACAATGACATCAGTACAGATTGCTGATATTGACAAAACAGTTGTACCTCAGGCACAGGTAGAAAAAGTAACTGATTTATTTAGTGGTGCTACAATTAGTGGTAATGCTGTAACATATTTTACAGAGGACGCTTTTGAAGGAACTTCTCCTGCAGTTGTAGCTGAAGGCGCTAAGAAAGCACAGGGATCTACAGGATATACTTCACATACAGAAGCTCTTGTTAAGATTGCTGGTTATGTAAAAGAGACTGATGAAGTACTTGAAGATAATGCATTCCTTGCATCTGCAGTTGAAGATGTAATGCGTTATAGACTTGCTAAAGTAGAGAATGCTTATGCAATTGGTAAGATTCAGGGTACATCAGGTATCGGTACTGTAACATATACAGATAGTGGTAATACTGGTGATGCTGATTCACTTGTTGATGCTATTCTTTATGCTAAGACACAGATTGATAGTACAACACCTTATACAGCTGATTGTGTACTTATTAACCCTGCTGATTATTTTGCACTTATTACTGCAAAAGATGATAATGGTCAGTATATGGGTGGTGGCTATTTCTTAGGAGCTTATGGTAATGGTGGATATAATCCTTCATATAGACCTTGGGGACTTAGAGTAGTTGTTGACTCTAACGTTGTTTCTGGTGAGCCTATTGTAGCTGCTGGTAAAGAGGCTATTAAGTTCTATACAAAGAATGGTGCTACTGTTAAAGTATATGAGCAGAATGAAGATGACGCTCTTTATAATAGAGTAACAGTTCTTGCTGAAGAAAGAGGACTTGTAGTTGTTAAATGTCCTGCAGCAGTTGTTCAGATTGAAGCTGCTACAGCCTAAGTAAACTAAAACAGGTAGCTAGTTGAAATATACTAGCTACCTTATTATAATAAGGTGATCAATATGAAGAAAACATATATTATTGATGGATATAAATTTAAATTTGAAGAAGGTACACAACCTGAAAATGCTATTCTAGTTGAATCTAAAAAGGTTGAACCTAAAAAGACAATAGTTGAATCTGAAGATAAAGAAGAAACAAAAGTAGCTGTTAAGGTTAGAATACCTAAAAACAAAAGTAAAGGAGTAAAGACGAAATGATAAAGACTAATTGGGGTTATGACTTACTTGATGCACAGTCATTGCCAGAAATATTAACAGTTGCAGAGTTTAACACAATGACTGCTAATAAATATGCTTTAGACAGTCGAGTATCTAGTGCCCTGCAGTCTGTTACAGCGTCTATACGAAATTATTGTGGTTGGCATATAGCTAACTCACAAAAATGTGAATTAGTACTTAATGCACAGGATTTACAAATAACTAGAAAATTTTCCGATTTGTTAATACAATTACCATTTAGATATATATCTAGTGTAGAATCTGTATTAATTAATGCAACTAAAACAGATAATATTTGGTCTGGTGATACTGTTGAATTTGACAGTACTTATAATGGTAAACTTACTTTATATGATGCATATTTAGATTCTAGAAAATCTAAAATTGTAATAATAGCTTATGTAGGTGTTACAGATACAGATGCTTTAAAAGGCTTAATAGCTAATAAAGTTGGACATATACTTAGTGGTACTTATGGTGTACAATCTGAGTCTGCTGGTGGATTATCTATATCATATAGTTCTAGTTTTGTTAATGGAGCTAAACCTACATCATTAATGACTGATGATAAAGAATTACTTAATTCATATAAAGTAACTCAATTGTTATAAGGAGGTGCATATTATGATACCTTCATTTTGTAATCAATCAATTACTAGACTAAGAGCTAAAACAAAAGAAGTAAGAGGAACAACAATACCAGATTGGAGTAATCCAAATACAATAACTCTCTCGCCAGTATCGGTACAACCTTCTGCTTCTAGTGTAAGTTTAGATGGCCGTGTTTTAGGAGTAACTGATTCATATACTGTATATTGTAATCCAGATGCTGATGTTCTTGTTGGAGATAGAATAATCTTCGAAAATAATACTTTTTTAGTAGATGAAGAACCTCGTAATTGGCAAAGCCCAACAGGTAGAGTTTCGAATAAACAATTCACTATGATACGATATAAGGGGTGATTATCATGGCTAAAAAAACAAGATTAGTATTTATAGATCAAGGATTCAGAGATGTTTTAAGTAGTGAGGGCGTAAAAAATGAAGTAGAAAAGGTTGCTGGTAATATAGCAGCTAGAGCAGGTTCTAACTTCTCTGCCCATGTAAAATATTATGGTCCTGCTCATAGATACATTGGCTTCGTTAATCCAAATAGTTTTGAAGGCGTAAAAGAAGAAGCTGAAAATAAAGTGTTAAGTAGTGCAGTAAGATAAGGAGTTTTGTGATGAATATATTAGTAAGTAATGATATTGAGTATGAAGTACAGACAGCTCTTAAAGATTACTTCACTATCTATTGCAGACCTTTACCTGAAAACTATTCATTACCATGTTTGCTTGTAACTCAAGTTGGTGGTAATGACGAAAACACTATAGATTTTTACGAAATTGTGATAGATAGTAGAGCTGAAACTGAAGGTGAAGCTAATGAGTATCTTAGAAAAGCAATTGGTACTTTAAAAGCAATTGTAAAAAGTCAAACGACTGTAATGCGTACTATAAATGTTAATTCTAGTATGTCTTGGGGAAATGATCCTGTAAGACCAGATTTAGCAATGTGTTCCGCCCGTTTGGAATTATACGCACATTTAAATAAAGAAACTATTAACAAACAATAATATTTAAAAAAGGAGAATAATATTATGAGTACATACGATGTAAATTTAGGTATTGGTAATGAGCTTGGTATGGCTTATCATGCACCAGCTGACACTCCACTTCCAGCATATCCTGGAGAAGAATTAGCAGCAGCTTGGAAAGAAATTGGTGCTGTATCTGAAGATGGTATTTCTTACGGAATGAATCATTCATTCGATACACTTAGAAACTGGGCTAAGCAGATTGAGAGACTTATTGCTGCTGATGGTGATGCTACTGTAACAGCTCCATTTATTGATACAACAGAAGAAACACTTAAAACTCTTTTTGGTGAAGATAATGTAACTGTTACTGCTGCTACAGCTGATCATGGAAAGCTCATTTCAGTAGAAATTGGTCCTGATACTCAGACAGATGCTGAAGCATTCCTTTTCCTTATGAAGGATGGAGACGATATGATCATGATTGGTACAACAAGAGGTTTCGTTACAGAAGTTGCTGATATTGATTTTGCACCTAATGATGCAATTACATGGGAAGCAACAATTTCTTCTAAGAGTTGGACAGTTATGAAGGATAATGGTCAGACAGTTTAAGATTTCTGACTAATAATTAATATAAGGGAGGTTAATCATCATGATTACGATTGATAACACAAACAATATTGAAGTAATGGAAGTTGCTATAGGTAAGAAAACTTACAAGATTCCACTTGCAAAATATCTTTCCTATAAAGCAATTAAGAAAATGCGTAATACTAAAGATATAGATGCAATAATTGATATTCTTTCAACTTATATCCCAATGGAAGTCTTAGATGAACTTACTATGCAACAGATTACACAGATAATTGAAGCATGGGGATCTGCATCTACAGAAACTGATGATGACGAAAACTTGGGAAATTAATAAGTCTCGTTGATTTATGTGAAAAACACAAAAATGCTATAAATTATGATTTGTTCACAAGAACAGGCTGTACTGTCGAGGATATAGGAGACAAAATTGGTTGGAATGCTTTTTACAGTTTTGTCACTAACCTCGACGAAAGTTCAGCTTTATCACGAGACTTAAATCAAGAAGTTTATAATTGGGGTACCACGCTTAAAACAAATGTCATACTAGCTGATATATTTGACTTATTATCAGCTATACATTATACATTAGCTAGTATGGGTGGTAAACCTAAAAAACCTAAGCCATATCCAAGACCTGGTCAAAAAGATAAATCTGTTAAACATTATGGTAAAGGACCGGTTAAAGATATACGTGCTTGGATTGCATCTAAAAAGCATTAATTATTTTAAGAAAGGAGAAGAATTATGTCAAGTAGCATTGCTAAAGCGTATATAGAAATAATTCCTTCAATGCAAGGTTCTCAACAAGCAATTGCTAAAAGCTTAAATGCAGAAAGTGTTGGTAGTACAGCAGGAACAAAAATGGGTTCTTCTCTATCGAGTAGCCTTATAAAGGCTTTTACATCAGTTGTTTCCGTGGCCACTGTTGCTAATTATACAAAAAAGTTAGTAACCACTGTAGTAAATAATTTTTCAGATTGGGAACAGTTAACCAGTGGTATAAATAAAGTTTTTGACGAAATGGATACAAGTGTTATTTTTGAAGATGCAAATAACGCTTACAAAAACTTAAATCTATCTGCAAATGATTATATGGAAACTATAACTAAAGTAGGTTCAGCTTTTTCTTCTTCTATGGGTGACGAAAAAGCATATGAAGTAGCTAAAACTGGTATGCAAGCCGTTTCAGATTATGCTACTGGACTTGGTTTAGACGTAGATACTCTTAACGAAAAATATCAATTAATTACAAGATCTACATCTAGTTATCAGTCAATTGCAGATCAATTTTCAGGAATATTACCACAAACAAGTTCAGGTTTCTTAGAAGCTGCACAAGCAGCTGGATATTTAAGTGATGAATATGAGTCATTAACAGAAGTTCCAGTTGCAGAATATCAAGAAGCTGTAACGCTTATGATGGCAGATGGTGTAGAACAACTAAATTTAACTGGTAATACTGCTAATGAAGCACTAAATACAGTTAGTGGTTCAATAAGTGCTGTTAAAGCATCTTGGGAAAACTTTACGTCTGCATTAGGTAGTGGTGACGTCGATTTTCTATCTTCTTCTTTAGATGGACTTAAAGAAAGTTTATTTGGTGTTGAAGGCGCTGGTAATGGACTTATAAATAATGTTTTAAAAGTTATTGGTAACTTATTCACAAATTTAAGTTCAATAATATCTGAAAAAATGCAATCTGTAATAGATAATTTACCAGATACATTATCTAAATTAAGAACAAAAGCAGAAGAATTTATTAAGAATGACTTAGATGATGTTGTTGATAATATTGTATCATATATGAATAATAATTCAGATATGGGTGTTAAAGTTATTGAGGCTATATCTGACGCTATATCAGATGCGTTAGATGATTTAAGTAATGATCCTGAATTAGCTTCAAAATTAGTATCAGCAATTGTTAAATTAACGGTTTCTTTATACAAAAATAAACAAAAAATCTCAAATGCATTATTAGGTGCATTAATAGATATAGTGTCAACAGCATTACAAGATTTACCTAATTATTTAACTTCAGACTGGTTAGGTGGTTTCTTTAGCGGATTAGGTGAAGATTGTGCTTCATTTTTCTCTGAATCATTTACATCATCTAACGGTTTTGGTGAAGATGGTTTATTAGGTAAATTTAGTAACTTAACTGATAGTATAGTTGAGTATTGGGTTGAAATGCACACAAATATGTGGAATTTACTAAAAGATGCAGTTGATGCTTGGAAAGACATATTATCTCCATTAACTAATTGGTTTAGTAATTTATGGAATAGTATAAAGACTAAAGTTGAATCTATTTGGAATGGTATAAAGTCATTTTTAAGCACAACATTCAATGCAATATCGGCATTAGTAAACACAATATTCAATCCTATAAAGGAATTTTTCTCTGTTATGTGGAATAATGTAAAAGTTGTTACTACTACAGTTTGGGAAGTTTTAAGTACTTGGTTAGCATATATATTTAACGTAATAAAGACTAAAGTTGAAACGGTATTCAATCCTATAAAGACATTTATTATTAATATATTCAATTCTGTAAAGACTACTGTTACAACTATATGGAATAGTATTAGTTCAACAATAAGTACAGTTATAAATACTATAAAGACAACTGTTACTAATGTATTTAACAGTATAAAGTCAACTGTTTCAAGTATATGGAATGGTATAAAGACAGCTATTTCTGGACCACTTGAAAGTGTTAAATCTACTGTATCAAGTATTGTAAATAGTATTAAGTCTACTGTAACAAATGCATTTAACTCACTTAAATCAACAGTATCTAGTATTTGGAACAGTATTAAGTCTGCTATGACTGGTCCTATTGAAAGTGCAAAATCTACTATTTCAAGCGCTATAAGTTCAATAAAGAGTGTATTTAGTGGAACTACTTTAAAATTCAACCTTAAATTACCACATATAACAGTTAGTGGTGGTGTATCTCCATATGGTATAGCTGGTAAAGGTTCACTTCCAAAATTCCATGTTAGCTGGTATGATAGAGGTTATGATGAAGCTCAGATACTTAAATCTGCTACAATATTTGGTATCACAAATGGTGGTCAATTATTAGGTGGTGGAGAAAGTGGTAATGAAGTAGTAGTTGGTGAACAACACTTGTTAGATATGATTGCACAAACACAACGTGAAAATTCAGTTGGTGGAACTATAGTAATAAATGTTTATGGTGCAGAAGGACAAGATGAAGAACAAATTGCAGATAAAGTAATAGATAAATTAACACAAATGACAAATAATAGGAGGGTAGTATATGCGTAAAATTAATAGAGATTTAGGTATTTTTACATTTAACGGCAAATCATCTAAAGATTTTGACATTATTGTTGAAAAACTACCCTCTTTAGATAGACCTCAAAGACAATATGATGTTTATCATGTACCTGGTAGAAATGGTGATATAGTCGAGCAATATAATGCATATAATGATATAACTATAACATATGAAGTATGGTTTGCAGATAATGATATAAATAGTATGAATGCTCAAATGCTTGCTAGACAAATATCTGCTTGGCTATTCACTTCTACTGGATATTGTAGGTTAGAAGATGATTTTGAGCCTGATATCTATAGATTAGGTTATTTTGTTGGTGATCTAGCTATAGAAAATTTATTAACTGCTTATGGTAGAGCAAAAATATCTTTTGTATGTAGACCAGAAAGATATTTTAAACCTAATGATTGGATTAATAGTCCATCATATATATATAATTCACATAGTTTTGAAGCTAAACCACTTATTAAGGTTGAAGGTAGTGGTGATGTTAGCTTCTCTATACAAGGACAAACTGTACAAATAAATGATTTAGTAGATTATGTTTATTTAAATTGTGATACTCAAGATTGTTATAGACAATTATCTGAAAATCGTAATAACTTAATGGTTGGTGATTTTCCAGTACTAAAAATTGGTGATAATAATATATCTACTACTGATTGTACATTACAAATTCAACCGAATTTTTGGACATTATAAGGGAGGTAATAAATTATGTATCCTACACTCTATGAACAAATAGATAATGTTGGTACTGTACCTGCTAATAATGGATTAGGTATACTTACTGATTGTTTAGAATGTATGGTAACTGAAGAACGTAATGGTATTTATGAATTAACACTTAAATACCCAACTAGTGGCATACATGCTAAAGAACTTAAAGAAAGAAGAATTTTAAAAGCAAAACCAAATTATAC